GTTATTTCCAATAAAGAAGTGCATGATTATTGTGTTGATTTTTGGAAACCATATGTCGATTCAAAGTCTGATTGCTTTGATTATGCAGATTCCAATTATACTAAATTTAAAAAGTCTGCTCAGAAAGAAGTCAATTATCTGGTAAAAGAGTTTGAATGTAAGAAGGCAGCAGATTCTTATGCTCGTTCTACCACTGCTCGTACTGGAGTTCTTGATTGCTCTAAACTGCATACATACAAATACAATGAAGATCTTTTCAAAAAGGTCACGACTCTTGCTGATGGTAAGAATCACGGTCTAGTGTTTGTTCTTGATTGGTCTGGATCTATGAGTCCTATTCTTGAAAGCACCATCAAGCAACTTTATAATCTTATCTGGTTCTGTAGTAAAGTAAATATTCCTTTCGATGTATATTCCTTTACTAATGATTGGCATGTTGTTACACATGATGAAAAAGATCGTCCAGTCTTCCCGCCTTCACACTATACACCAAAGGACAATCAACTTGTTGTCGAAGATAGTTTTTCTATGGTTAATATTCTAACCAGTAGAGTTTCTAAGAAAGAACTAGAATCTCAAATGAAGAATATCTATCGTGTTGTATTTTCTTTTAGAAGATATCTAAACTATGATGCACCTATTCGTATGGGTCTTTCTGGAACTCCTTTGAATGAAGCACTTGTTTCTCTAAGAAACATTATTCCTAAATTTAAAAAGGACAATAGTCTTCAAAAAGTTCAGTGTGTTGTTTTGACTGATGGAGAAGCTGCTCCTATGTCATATCATTCCACATTCAAAAATGTTTGGGATCCAGAACCTAAAATGAGAACTCGTAGAATGACTGCTAATGCAATTATTCGTGATCGACGAACTGGTTCTACATACAAAGTAGATTCTCAGCATAGTTGTGCTTTTGTTTCTTTTACAAACTGCATTCTCAACAATCTAAAAGACCATTATCCAGATACTAATTTTATTGGTATTCGTCTTCTAGAAACTGGGTCTTCTGGTTCTTTCATCAGAACTTATGCTTCCGATTTTTCTCAAGTAGAAAAGTATCGTGCCATTTGGAAAAAATCCAAGTCAATTGTATTCAATAGTGAAGACAATACTGGATATGATACTTACTTCGGACTCTCTGGAAGTGATCTAGTTAATGATGATTCCTTTGTCGTTAATCCTTCTGCAACAAAATCACAAATCAAAAATGCTTTTGTGAAAAGTTTGAAAACTAAAAAGTTCAATAAAAAAGTTCTTAACGAATTTGTTTCTCTCATTGTATAGAAAATACAACCATGAGTCAGTTTGCAAACTGTCCTCCGACTGACTCAAAGACCACAATTCTACACTATAATAACTTCAGTTCAAACAAACGAAACCACATGTCCATCTCTCCTGAGTACGTTGTCACTTCACTCCAAGCACTTTATGGTAAAAATGTAACTACATCCGATGTTCGTGCATGGTGTGCAATGAATGGTGCCAACTACCAGACCATTACCAATAAACTGAAAGATCGTAAAGTTGGTCGTGGTAAGTGGAATCTTGAAGTAACAAAGGAGACAGTAAAAGAACTAGAAACGACTTACACTGCACCTGCTGCATTGCCAGCTGTAGAACAAAACCTTATCCCTCGCAAAGATGATACCTTCGTCCAGTTTGGTAACTTCACTGATATTAAAAAAATTATTAAGTCCGGTCTATTTTATCCAACGTTCATTACGGGACTCTCCGGTAATGGCAAAACTTTCTCTGTTGAGCAAGCGTGTTCTCAACTCAAAAAAGAACTGATTCGTGTAAACATTACTATTGAAACCGATGAAGATGATCTTATTGGTGGTTTCCGTCTTGTCGATGGGGCAACTGTTTGGCATAACGGACCTGTCGTTGAAGCACTTGAACGAGGAGCAATCTTGCTACTCGATGAAGTTGACCTTGCTTCAAACAAAATCCTCTGTCTCCAATCCATTCTTGAAGGGAAAGGTGTGTTCTTGAAGAAGATTGGCAAGTATGTACAACCTAAAGCAGGTTTCAATGTTATTGCCACTGCTAACACTAAGGGCAAAGGTTCTGATGATGGTCGTTTTATCGGTACTAATGTTCTTAATGAAGCATTCCTAGAACGATTCCCTGTTACCTTTGAGCAACAATATCCAACTCCTGCTATTGAGCAAAAGATTCTTGAGGGTATTGCCTTGGATCTTGGTGTGGAGGATCGTGACTTCTGCAAACGACTGGTTGATTGGGGTGATATCATCCGCAAGACTTTCTTTGATGGTGGTGTTGATGAAATTATTTCTACCCGTCGTCTGGTGCATATCATTCGTGCATACTCTATTTTTGGCAATAAAATGAAAGCATTGCAAGTTTGTGTAAATCGTTTCGATGATGAAACCAAGCAATCTTTCATGGAACTGTATGACAAAATTGATGCTGATTTTGAAATGCCTTCTGAAGAAACAGTTGACACATATAGTCCTGAGTGATATAATGACTAATGCTTGGAGTTTCCTATACGACGAAATGTACGGACCAGATGATGAACAAAATTATGCAAAAAGACGTGAACAAATTGAAAGTGGAGAAGACTCTGAATATGAGTTAACTGCTGATGGGTTTGTTTGGCCAAAGGTAAATGATCTACCACCAACAGATCAATCTACCTACATTGATGAATATCCTACACCATTATCTTCTATGAGTGACGACAAAATTGATTTCAAACTGAATGACAACATGCCTCCTTGGGGACGCAGTGATCTTGAATCATCTCTTGGTGGTTCAATTAATCTAAATCTTGAAAGTACTTCTAAGAATGGTTTCTGGAAGTATGAAGAAGATTTGACTATGAAGGAAGTTCGTGAGTATCTGTCACAAACTTACAATGCACACTATACTTCTAAAGACAGTAAAACTCAGACACTTGATCTGATTGAAAGTATTGGTGATGCAGAACCATTCTGTCGATCAAATGCTATTAAGTACCTCTCTCGATTTGGTAAGAAAGGTGGCAAGTCTAAACAAGACATCCTAAAAGCAATTCACTATTGCGTTCTTCTCTATCACTTCTCTGGACTTCACAAACAACATAAAGGTAATTATGAAACTTTCTGATTCAACGATTAATATTCTAAAAAACTTTTCTAATATTAATCAATCTCTTTTATTCAAGAGTGGCAACAAACTTCGCACAATTAGTGTGATGAAGAATATTCTTGCTGAAGTTGAAGTAACTGAAGAGTTTCCAAAAGATTTTGGTATCTATGATCTGAGTCAATTTCTTATGGGTTTAAGTCTGCATAAAGATCCTGAACTTGATATTGAGGACGATTCCTACATGGTTATCCGTGAAGGCAAGATGCGTTCTAAGTATTTCTTTGCTGATCCCAATGTAATTGTCACACCTCCAGAAAAAGATATTGTTCTTCAGTCTGAAGATGTTAATTTTACTCTCTCCACTACTCAACTTGATAAACTTCTGAAGGCATCTTCCGTTTATCAATTGCCTGATCTTTCTGTAGTTGGTAATGCTGGTATAGTCAAACTAGTTGTATCTGACCGTAAGAACGATACATCTAATGACTTCTCTATTATTGTTGGTGAGACTGATGCAACTTTCAGTTTTAACTTCAAAGTTGAGAATATTAAGATTCTTCCTGGTAGTTACAATGTTTCTATCTCTAAGAAACTTCTTTCCAAGTTTGTTAGTGAAGATAAGAATTTGACTTACTGGGTAGCACTAGAACCAGATTCTACTTACAATGATTGATCAATCCGATAAAAAGGATTATCAAGGACCACTTTATGCTCCATGGCATAAGGTGGTTTCAGGCAAACAAATGAACAATTTGAAAATGAAACACATCTTATTTACTTTGAAGGGATGTGATACCTTTCTCCTTAATGATGAACTAATCGTAAAAAATTTAATTACTAATGCGGCAGAGATTTGTAGTTCAAAACTTCTTGCAATAAACTCTCACAAGTTTGAACCTCAAGGTGTAACTTGTTTGGCAATGCTTGCTGAGTCTCATATTAGTATTCATACTTGGCCAGAGAAAGGTATGGCAGTGTGTGATGTTTTTACATGTGGAGCACACACAGAACCAGAAAAGGCAGTAGAATATATGCGTCTTGCTCTTGAAGCAAAAGACATTATCGTTAATGAATTTGTGAGACCTTTAGAATGACCATGCGTGATGAATTTTTGTGGGTTGAGAAGTATCGACCCAAAACTGTAGAAGAGTGTATACTTCCTGACAATATCAAAAAAACATTTAAAAGTTTCCTAGATAAAGGAGAGATTCCTAACCTGCTTCTAGCAGGTCCACCTGGAATCGGAAAGACAACGATTGCTAAGGCACTTTGTCATCAACTTGGAGCTGACTATTATGTCATCAACGGATCCGATGAAGGACGATTCCTTGATACCGTCCGGAACCAAGCCAAGAATTTTGCTTCGACCGTATCACTTTCGTCATCTGACTCAAAGCACAAAGTCATCATTATTGACGAGGCTGACAACACAACCCACGATGTACAACTCCTCTTACGGGCAAATATTGAAGCATTTTATAACAACTGCCGATTCATATTTACCTGTAACTTCAAAAACAAAATCATCGAACCTCTCCATTCCAGATGCAGTGTCATCGACTTTGGAATCAACGGAAAGAGTAAACCAGAAATTGCAGCAAAATTCTTCAACCGTCTCAAGACTATCTTGGAGACAGAGAATATTAAATATGATCAAAAAGTTCTCATCGAACTTGTAAACAAACATTTTCCCGATTGGAGACGTGTTCTAAACGAATGTCAAAGATATTCTGCTAGTGGAAAAATTGATAGTGCTATTCTTGCAGAATTTTCCGATGTCAATACTAAAACTCTAGTCAAGTTTCTTAAAGACAAAAACTTTCCTGAAGTACGAAAGTGGATTGTTTCCAATCTAGATAATGATACTTCTGTACTGTTGCGTCGTATTTACGATGCTTGTTATGATTCTTTAGTTCCTGGTTCTATTCCTGCTGCTGTGCTTGTTCTTGCTAAGTATCAGTATCAAGGTGCTTTTGTTGCTGATCAAGAGATAAACATGCTTGCGTGTTTGACTGAAATCATGGTGGAGTGTGAGTTTAAATGAACAAAAAAGAACTTGAAGAACTCAGATATGATGTAGCACATCATTTACTCAGTAGAATGAGTAAAGGTTCTCAGTTTGAATATGCATTAGATAAAATGCTAGAACTCTGTGATCAATACACAGAAAAAGAATTAAAAAATTTATTACCTAAACAAAAGAAAAAAACAAAAGGAGGAGGATTCTGATGATTGATGTAAAATTACTAAGAATTTTGACGGGAGAAGAAGTTGTTGCAGAACTTGTAGAAGAGAATGCCGCAGAAATTGTTATTAGAAATGGTCTTGTAGTTCTTCCGACAAATACTGGTGTAGGATTTGCACCATGGGCAACTGTCATCAGTAAAGAAAAACCTGAAATTTCTATTTCAAAAAAACATATTGTGTATATTGTAGAAGTTCAAGAGGATGTATGTAAAAAGTATGAACAGATGTTTGGTAGTAAACTAGTTACTCCTGATTCTAAAAAACTTATCCTTTAATTTATTATTTTATTATGAAAGCATTGAAGACACCATTAAGGTATCCTGGAGGAAAGTCTAAAGCAATTAAGACTCTTTCTCAGTGGTATCCAAAGATTATCACTGAATATCGTGAACCATTTATTGGTGGTGGATCTATTGCGATTGATATAACCAAGGCAAATCCAGACATTCCCGTATGGATAAATGACCTGTATGTGCCCTTGTACAACTTCTGGGTACAACTACGAGATCGTGGTCAAGACCTCTCAGAGAGTGTCAGAGAGCAGAAAGAGAAGATGCTTGAGAGTGGAACTCAAGAAGAGAAGGACAAGTTTGCTAGAAACCTGTTTGATAAGTATGCCTCAGAGATCGACACCTATGACAAATTTGAGAAAGCAGTTGCTTTCTTTATCATGAATAAGTGTAGTTATTCTGGACTAACTGAGAATAGTTCTTTCTCTCGCACTGCTGCCAATTCTAACTTTTCTTTAGTTGGTGCAGACAAACTTGCACAATTCTCAAAACTTATCGAAAATTGGAATATCACTAATATTGATTATTCTAAAGTAATGAATGCCTCTGGACCAGAGAATACTTTTGTATTTCTTGATCCTCCTTATGACATCAAAGATTTTTTGTATGGAAAGAATCGTGAGATGCACAGATCATTTGATCATGAGTTATTTGCTGAAAGAGTATATTCATGTCCTCATAACTTCATGATCACTTATAATGTAAATGATCGTTTACTTGAGTTGTACAAAGATTATCATCTTGAGTATTGGAAACTACGTTATTCCATGGTCCACCGTGGAGATAAAAACACTCAGGATAATGTAAAGACAGAGTTACTTGTTACAAATTATTCTCTTACACCACTCACACCCCTAGAAGAACAATGGAACTGAAAGATTGGCTCAACTCTATTAATCAAACAAAAACAAATTTGATTGAAGAAGATCCTTCTGTTTCTAAAGAATATCCACCATATATCATCAATAGATGTTTATCCGGACATCTTGATTGTATTATGTTTGTTAATGAAATGAATAAGTATCATTTTTTAGATAAAGATATGCAATATTCATTTTTACTAAATAGTCTCAGGAAAAAGAAGAGATTCTCTCCTTGGATTCGTAAAGAAAAAATTGATGATCTTAATACCATAAAAAAATATTATGGATATTCTGATGAAAAATCAAAGGAAGCTTTAAGAATTCTGACAACTGACCAGATCAATTTCATTAGATCTAAATTTGAAACAGGTGGAAAAAAATGACAAAGATTGTTGAACCTCAGGTTACATGGTCTCCAGCTATGATGGTTGAGATCAACTTAAGAGAACCTGATGATTTCCTCAAGGTTCGTGAAACTCTTACTCGTATTGGTGTTGCTTCTCGTAAAGAAAAAAAGTTATATCAATCTTGCCACATCCTTCATAAACAAGGAAAGTACTATATTGTACACTTCAAAGAATTATTTGCTCTCGACGGCAAATATGCCAATATCACTTTCAATGATGTTCAACGTCGCAATAGAATTGTAAAACTTTTGGTTGACTGGGAACTTGTTGATTTGGTAGATGAAGAAAAAATTCTTGATATTGCACCTTTAAATCAAATTAAAGTTATTGCTTATAAGGAAAAGAGTGATTGGATTCTTGAACAAAAATATAACATCGGGGCAAAGAAAAAAAGAACCGAAGAAACCGAATAAAAATTTACGGGGTTTACCACCTCGTTTTTTTATGTTATGATATAAATAAGTGCGGATGCCTTCGGGGTCCACACAATCAAATCTCGCTTTAAAAGGAGAAGTAAAAATGGGAAACCTTGCACGGTACAATGCCGCTGATTTATCTCAGCTAATGGATCGCATAAATAAGAATAGTATTGGTATGGATGAATACTTTGGTAGGTTGTTTGACCTGCACGAAACAACTTCCAATTATCCACCGTATAATTTAGTTACAGTAAGTAACGTAGAATCTAGATTAGAATTAGCACTGGCAGGATTTAAAAAGAAACAAGTAAATGTCTACACACAAGACGGTAAACTCTTTGTCGAAGGACAACGAGAAGATGGAGAAACTGGAACAGAGTATATCCATAGAGGAGTGGCTCAACGATCTTTCACACGGTGCTGGACACTCAGTGACGAAACGGAAGTTAGATCAGTTAGCTTTGAGGATGGGCTTCTAGCCATTACTTTGGGTAAAATTGTTCCTGAAGCACACAAACGAAGAGATTATTTATGAAAAAGTTTATTATTGGATTGACAGCATTATTGATTTCGTCTCCAGTTTATGCACACCCAAGAAATCTTGACTTGGGTGGTATATACCATTATCCAAAAAAAGATGTCATGGTAAAAAATGACTGGAAACGGTGTAAGAAAATTAAATATGTAACTCGTTATGATAAATGGGGATGGTATACTGAACGCAAAATTAGTGATTTAACACCTTGTTTTAAGTTTAAAAATAATACAAAAACAAGAATAAAGGTTATCATTAAGGACTAAATACTTTGGTATCGTCGCCGCAATGCGTGGGGAGACTGGCACAATCCAGTTGACTCCCCCCTTTTTTTATGTTAAAATTATTCTAGGGAATTTAAAACAATGACTGTAAAACTAGCAAGATTGAAATCCGGTGAAGAAGTTGTCGCCGATGTAAAAGAAATGATCAGTGATGATAAAGTCGTCGGTTATTTTTTCAAAAAACCTTGTGTGGTTCGTATGAAAAACATTCAAGGAGTTGATTCAAAGACAGAAGTAACATTCGATATTTCTTTGACACCTTGGGTTCCACTTGGTAAAGGTCCGGTCTATCCAGTAGCAATGGATTGGATTATGACTTTCGTTGATCCAATTAATAAATTAATGGAAGCATACAAAACACAAATTTTAGAACAGGATGATGAAGCATATGGAGAAGTCAGCGATAATGATTATGGTTTTGACGGACCAAACTCAACTAATTAGTCAAATTGAAGAAACTGGAGCAGATATTGGTGAACCAGATTGTAAGTTAACAGAACCATTTGTTATTGATAAAGATGGTATGTTAACTCCATGGTTGCTTGATGTAACAGATGAAAATCAATTTATGATTTCATCTGATAAAATATTGACACTTGTAGAACCTAATTCTGCATTTCTAAAAAAATATGAAGATCTCTTGAAATGAATTTCTATACCAATGTCCAAATGATCGGAAACAAGTTCTTGTTTCGTGGTTATGAGGATGGTAAACGCGTGATGTACAAAGAAGAGTTTTCACCAACTCTCTTTGTACCTTCTAAAAGTAAAACCAAATATAAAACTCTTGATGGTGAGTATGTTGAAAAAATTCAACCAGGTTCTGTAAGAGATTGTAGAGAGTTCTATAAAAAATATGAGGATGTACAGGGATTTGCAATCTATGGCAATGACAGATATATTTGCCAGTATATTTCTGATAAGTATCCTCAAGAAGAAATTAAGTTTGATATCAACAAAATTCAGTTGGTAACACTTGATATTGAGGTTTCTTCTGAACAAGGATTTCCAGATACACTTTCTTGTTCAGAAGAAATTTTATGTATTACAGTTCAGGACTATGCCAGCAAGCAAATCTATACTTGGGGTGTAAAACCTTTTGAAGTAAAGCAAGATAATGTTAAGTATTTTCATTGCAGTACAGAGAGAGGAGTTCTTCAGACATTTCTTGATTGGTGGGATGCAAATCCACCGGAAGTTGTTACTGGATGGAATTTACAACTCTATGATATTCCTTATATCTGTGGGAGACTAGATCGTGTCCTAGGTGAGAAGCAAATGAAAAGGTTCTCTCCTTGGGGATTAGTATCTCAGACTGAGGTGTATATTGCTGGACGAAAGCATATTGCATACGATATTGGTGGAATCTCCCAATTAGATTACATGGATCTTTATAAGAAGTTTACTTATAAAGCACAGGAATCATATCGTCTAGATCACATTGCTAATGTAGAACTTGGGCAAAAGAAACTCGATCACTCCGAGTTTGAAACATTCAAAGATTTCTATACTGGTAACTGGCAAAAGTTTGTTGAATATAATATCATTGACGTGGAACTTGTTGACCGTTTGGAAAGCAAGATGAAACTGATTGAACTTGCTATTACCATGGCATATGAAGCTAAGGTAAATTATAATGATGTGTTTTATCAGGTAAGAACTTGGGATGCAATTATCTACAATTATCTGAAAAGAAGGGATATTGTTATTCCCCCAAAAGTTGGTGGAAGTAAATCTGAAAAATATGCTGGTGCTTATGTAAAAGAACCTATCCCTGGTAAGTATGATTGGGTAGTTAGTTTTGACCTTAACTCACTATACCCACACTTGATCATGCAGTATAATATTTCACCAGAAACTCTTCTGGATGAAAAACATCCTACTGTAAGTGTGGATAAAATATTGAGTAAAGAACTTTCTTTTGATCTGCATAGCAACTATGCAGTGTGTGCCAATGGTGCCATGTATAAAAAGGATGTTAAAGGGTTCCTTCCTGAATTGATGGAAAAGATGTACGGTGATCGTGTCATCTTTAAAAAGAAAATGCTTAAGGCAAAGCAGGAATATGAAAAAAATCCAACTAAAACACTTGAGAAAGAGATTGCCAGATGTAATAATATTCAGATGGCTAAAAAGATTTCACTCAACTCTGCTTATGGTGCTATCGGTAATCAGTATTTTAGGTACTATAAACTGGCCAATGCGGAGGCGATTACGCTTTCTGGTCAAGTCTCTATCCGTTGGATTGAGAATAAGGTAAATGAATATCTAAATAAACTCTTGCAGACAGAGCAAGTTGATTATGTTATTGCATCCGACACCGATTCAATTTATCTTAATCTTGGACCTCTTGTTACTAAATTTTTTAGTAACATGTCTGATAATAAAACAAAGATTGTTGGAATACTTGATAAGATCTGTGAAGACAAGTTGGAACCATTCATCGAGTCCTCTTATCAGGAACTTGCGGATTACGTTTCGGCATATGAACAGAAAATGCAAATGAAACGTGAGAATATTGCGGATCGTGGTATCTGGACTGCCAAGAAACGTTATATCCTTAATGTTTGGGACAGTGAAGGTGTTCGGTATGATGAACCTAAATTAAAAATTATGGGTATCGAAGCAGTAAAATCATCAACACCTGCACCATGTAGGAAAATGATTAAAGATGCCTTGCAGTTGATGATGAATGGAACTGAAGAAGATGTTATTGAATTTATTGATAATAGTAGAGCAGAGTTTAAAAAATTAACTCCTGAAGAGATTGCTTTCCCACGATCAGTTTCTGATGTAGATAAGTGGAAATCTCCATCACACTTATATGCTAAAGGAACACCAATTCATGTAAGAGGTTCTAGACTTTTTAATCACCACATTAAGAAGAATAAATTAGATCGTAAGTATTCACTTATTAATAATGGTGAAAAAATTAAATTTCTTTATTTAAAGAAACCGAATCCTATTCATGAAAATGTAATTTCTTTCATTCAAGATTTTCCCCATGAACTTGGTCTTGACAAATATATTGATCGTGACTTACAATTTGAAAAGGGATTTCTTGATCCAGTAAAAACTATCTTGAATTCTATTGGTTGGTCATCTGAAAAGGTTGTTAACCTAGAGTTATTTTTTGTTTAATGAAATTACCTGTCAAAATTCATCAACCATTTGGACCTTATTTGTTGGAAACAACTTGTCCAAAAAATATATTGGATGCATTAAATGAGAAAGTAGAACAAGTCTGCTCAGATCCTGAAGAGATGAAAAAGTATTGTTCTTCTAAAGGAAATGTTCCCAATTTACTTCTTAGAGACATTGAAGTAGTTAATTTCACATATGACTTTCTAGAAGAAATTGGATTTAATGATTTTGTTGAAACACTTGGTGATTATTACATAGAAAATGCACATGGTTCTCATCAAATTGGTGATTCATTTGTAAAACTTGCTGTTATTGATCCTGCGGATAACGACCCTGGATTTAAATTTTCAAAAGATATTCTTTATGCTGATGTATGGGTAAACCGATATTATAAAGGTGATTATACTCCTCTTCATGAACATGGAGCTAGTCTTGCAGGAATTATTATTCTTAAACTTCCTGAAGAAGATATGTATGAAGTTAATTTAAAAAATACAGAAAGTGAAGGTTCTAATGGAGACGGTAATGGAAGAATGGGTGGACATGTACAATTTGTTAACGGTGGCAATTACACTTTTTCAAATGGGGAATATGCACCACCACAAAAAGAGGGAACAGTTCTTATATTTCCAAATTGGTTGTCTCATTTAACATATCCACTTCCAGTTAATTCTGAGAGGAGATCTTTAAGTTTTAATTTGGTAATGGGGAGTGAATAATATGATAGACTTACTACAAACTAAACTACGCATTAATTATTATGGATTTTTTAAAAGATATTGTAAAAGAGATTGGAGATGACTACACAAAACTCGCAGCAGACATTGACGACTCTGAAACATTTGTTGATACGGGTTCGTACATTTTTAATGGACTTGTTTCGGGGTCTATATTTGGTGGCGTATCTGGGAATAAGATTACTGCCATTGCTGGTGAGTCTAGTACTGGAAAAACTTTTTTCTCTCTTGCCGTCGTCAAAAATTTCCTGGATTCTAATCCTGATGGGATGTGTCTATATTTTGACACTGAAGCCGCTGTTAATAAGTCTTTACTCGCAAGTCGTGGGTTAGACCTAAATCGAACCGTAGTAATGAATGTGGTCACAGTAGAGGAGTTTAGGCAAAAGGCACTAAAGACTGTTGACCGATACTTAAAAGATCCTGAAGACGAACGCAGACCACTAATGTTTGTGTTAGACTCTCTTGGTATGCTTTCCACTGAGAAGGAAATCAACGATGCACTTAATGATAAGCAGGTTCGTGATATGACGAAATCTCAACTTATCAAAGGTGCTTTCCGTATGCTCACTCTCAAGTTGGGTCAGGCAAACATTCCAATGATTGTTACTAATCACACCTATGATGTCATCGGATCTTATGTACCTACGAAAGAAATGGGAGGAGGTAGTGGCCTCAAGTACGCTGCTAGTACTATCATCTACCTTAGTAAGAAAAAGGAAAAGGATGGAACGGAAATCGTCGGCAATCTTATCAAAGCAAAGACTGCTAAGTCACGTTTAAGTAAGGAGAACAAAGATGTCACAGTACGCCTTTATTATGATGAGCGGGGTCTTGATCGGTATTATGGTCTCCTGGAGTTGGGTGAAATAGGAGGTTTATGGAAAAATGTTGCCGGTCGTTATGAAATGAACGGTAAGAAAGTTTATGCCAAGGCAATTTTAAAAGATCCAGAAGAATATTTTACACCTGAGATTATGGAAAAACTTGATCAAATCGCAAAAAAGGAATTTAGTTATGGAACTTGATCAATCATTCCCTTGCTTTCCTATTCCAGTTTCAATTTATAATTTTGGGAAAGATGCTCATGAATTGAATATCAAAGTTGCTAATGATATTCTTGATGAAATGGACTATTTTAATAATCGAGGTGTAATACGAAGTAATCTTGGTGGATGGCATAGTGATGATATGTCTCATCATGGAAGTTTCAAAATGTTGATTGAACATATTGAAGCTTGTCTTGATGCTTATTGCGAGACACATGGATTCTATGGTGATCTTAAGATTGATCATATCTGGGGAAATGTAAATAAAGCACAGAATTATAATTTGATGCATCATCATGGATTAAGTACTCTGACTGGAGTATATTATCCGGTGCAGTGTGTTCAAGATAATAAACTTATGTTTAACTATAAAGAGAGAGTATCTCTTGAAGCTGGAATTGGAAATGAAAAAGAAGAAGGAGGTGCTTTAATACTTCAAGATCCTAATTTCGGTCTTAAAACTACTTTAGTAATAAAAGAACAATCTCCATTCACCCTCAGCCATTATCACTTATATCCAGTTGCTGGAGTACTATTAATATTTCCTCCATATCTTCTTCATACTGTTACTCCACATTATGAAGATGACTATGATAGGATAAGTGTGTCATTCTCATGTGAATATCTAGCTGACGCTCCAAGAAATAATCCTAATGGAAGTAATGGAAACAATTGAAATTTTAATTTTAAAGAATCTCCTTCACTGTGAAGAATATGGTAGAAAGGTTTTGCCTTTTATTAAAAAAGAGTATTTTGAAAATCCTTCTCAACAAATTGTATTTGAAGAAATTTCAAAGTTTCTTATTGAATATAACAAACTTGCTAGTAAAGAAATTATCTGTATTGAGATTGAGAATAGAAGTGATATTAATGAAGCTTCATTTAAAGAAGTTATTGGTGTTGT